CGGGGGAGTAATAATCCAAAAACGGGTTTAAATTTATGAAACAGTCCCCAAGGGACTGCGACAACTTTAGGCTCGCGGATATATTCCTCATAAAGTTCCTCTAGCACCTTGATATTAAGGAAAGGATCTTCCGTATCGAATCTATGTATGAAACTCAACATAGACGGTTCGGGGTCAATTTTCTCGAGAGCATAATGTTGTTCCCATGTAAATTGACTTCTGTAGATCTGATCCCACACTTCAAGTGGTAAGAGGAGCTCGGGTGAAGGTACAGTAATGGTAGACTTTTCTGAAAGGCTATCAATGCTGAGACTAACTGAAGAATAATCGAATTTCTTTCTTTCGAAAGTTAACGATTGCTGTATGGACAATGATTTGTCCGCAGCACTCTTCGGTGGTCGCTCGATCATCCCGAGTTTATATAAATCTTTTAGCGGTAGTTCGTAATGAAGGTGAAGTACGGTATTTAATTCCTCATATAAGAGGAACCGTATTCCTTTCGATAACTTCCTGACACCAACGGGGTAATTCAACATTACGTTTAATCCCCCTAACGGTTCTGGAGCCCAAATCGGACACCCTAAATTAGCCAGAAATTTCCAGTAAATAAAAAATTTACTTTTTCTGAACGGAATTTTAATATTAAAATTCCGTTCAATAATTCGGAGAGCTCTTGGCTGACTATACCATGTACATTGTCGTGTCGATTGAGGTGCAAGCAATGGCCCTACGGGCCATACAGGCATGCACCTGCCACGATCATAGAAAATTTCGGTATAAATTGCGTAACGCGTAGATAAGAAATCTTTTGTCGGAGAAACAATACTTCCTAGCTTATTAAGCTCAGAAGTATGGTTTTTACTCTGTGTAACAGATAACTTCATTATCGCATCATCGCCAGTAGTTTGAATATCAAGCCAGTTAGAAGGAACCTCTCTTGAGAGTTTAATCTTTCGCTGTTTTTTATCAAATACTAGGGATAAATTCACTTTGTCAAAGCTATCAATAATCGCGAAAACTTCGCGATCTATTGTTTTAAGCTTCTTGGTAGAAGATTTTTCGAAACAAAAAATCGATACTAAGGGGAGCAAAGGCCAAGAGGTAGGAACACCCATTGGCTGACCCTGACATGTTACTCGTCCGTGACGAGAGTGAACATTATTCCAATGTAAATTTACTTTACTTTCTGGTACAATTAGAAGTGGATATTTGCTGAGATAATTCTGAAGGAATTTATCCTTGTGAAATATCGGCAAATCATCCATTTGAAAAATTTGTAATTCCGATTTAACTAACCTATAGGTTACTAAATCGGATCCAGAGAATATTGTGTAATAATTACATACAACTGAAACAGCATCTTCCCACCAAGTGACTCCAGGATTTATTAAATTATAAAAAATCCTAGTCATTT